TTCACCCTGAATACCATTGAATCCGGGTGGACCTTTCGGTAAGTCTGCACTAAAGACTGACCTATCTGTCAAGTGAATCAGTATAGTTTTTTGGTCAAGACTTTCTACTGACTTGACACCCACACCATTTTCACCTGTATTACCACGACTACCTTTGAATCCACGCTCCCCTACTGGGCCCTGTGGACCTAGCTCACCCGGAACTCCTTGTAGTCCAACAGGACCAACGGATCCCTGCTGTCCCTGCTGTCCCTGCTCCCCCACAGGGCCTCGTTTACCCTGTTCGCGGACAAGTGTCCTTTGTCCAACCTGTGGGATAAGCTTCTTTGTAATCTGCTCAAAACAGGATTCGATTTTGTGTCTGGTTCCTGTAACAGAAAAAACTAATCCTGTGTCAGTGACAAACTTTTTCTCATTTAGTCCAATACCTAAAACTATATTGATATCAGGAGTTGAGCCAACAGAAACCGGCTCAACAATAGATCCTTCTAGGATCGTATCATTCAATGTTTTCAGTACAACAAATGAATTACCTGATGACAATCTAATTACCTACTTCTTGCTTTCTTTTTCTTATATTTAGCACTGTCAGAATTTGATTGTTCTTTCAGCTTTTTCTTCTCTTGAATTTTTTTCATCTGGTCTTCCATATTTGCTTGCATTTGTTGTTGTTGAGCACCAGCCATAACTTTTTCATATTGTTCCATGTTATCCTGCACCCGCTTTTCGTGTGCTTCTGGAACTAGATTTTCTTCTAATAACTTTTTGGTTGCGTTATATCCCTCAATAGCACGTCCCGCATAAAATGCAGTAGCTGAAATTTCATCCAAAGCACCATAACGATATACGTCTTCACTGATGAATAGAATGTCTTCTGCTGGATATGGTGTCTCAAGTGCTTGCTTTGCAAAGATGTATGCAGCGGCAGGCTTTTCAATCGACCTATAAATCTTAGAGATCTCAACAAGAGGTTCTGCGCGGATTGGTCTAATATTATATGCACAAGTAAACTCGTGAATAGTAACCTCTGGTGGTTCCTGCATAATAGCACACAGAAGTCCTACACGGAACTGTGAATAAAATACTTCTTCATTCCATCCACCTAGTTCTACTCGCTTCTTATATGCTTCTCTTGACTTTTCCCACTGCTGAGAATCGAAGTAGCTCTGTGCTAGGTAGAAATGATAACGAGGGTTATCAGGCTCATCTTTAATTGCGTCTAACAAAGTTTCAGCATCACGAGTATATTTTTCAACTGGTGTGATACCGACATTTCTATTACCTTCGGTTCTTGCGCTAATATGATAATTACCAGAAACTTTTTGAAACACAGCAGGACTCTGTTTGGTTGCGTCAGCATACTCATGTAGAACACCAATGTATCTCCAACCAAGATCTATCTTAAAGATCTGATTTCTCCACCAAGAAAAATCACCTCTCTTGATTAGGAGTGTGTAACCATCAGCATCCATCTTCTTAGGATATTCAAAATTACCTTCGATGTAGTCATCTGCATCAATCACCCATGCATAATCAGCATCAGATTTTTCTGCATTATGGAAGGCTTCTGTACGAGAACCAATCCTATTTGCATGGTCACCAAAGCCCTTCCAGTCAGAGAGATATACTTCACCGGGAACACCCAATTCATCCATTGTCTTCTTGATCAATTCTGGGGTTCCATCAGTGGAGCCAGTATCTGTAATATCATATCTGTCAACATACTTTGCCATAGAACGGAGACATTCCTCAATAATATGAGTCTCGTCCTTAACAATCATGCATAGCGTAACTTTTTTATCTCTCATGAGCTAATCTCCATATGGTTGGTTGAAAGTGTGGTCATCCAATAATCGACCATCTCGTGTATCATACTTTCGAAGGTATATTCGGTTTTCCAATTTAAAATTTTCTTTGCTTTTGTGCAATCACCCTTTAGATAATTTAATTCTTCTGGTCTCATGTACTTTGGATTCTGAACAATATAATCATTGTAGTCCATATCCAAATATTTGAATACTGTATCACACAAATCACGAACCGAATGTGATTGTCCAGTAGACAGAACAAAGTCCTCTGGTGTTTCGTGATTTATAATATCTAACATCCCTCTCGTATAGTCTTTGGAGTGACCCCAATCCCTATAAGAATCCATATTACCAAGCTCAAGAACATCTGTCAAGCCAAGTTTGATTTGTACTGCGGTCTTAACTACCTTGTTAGTAACAAAGTTAGAACCTCTTCTTGGTGACTCGTGATTGAATAGAATTCCATTACACGCATGTAGCTTGTAGGCGTTTCTATAATGACGGACCAAGTTGTAACCAAGAAGCTTGGAGCACCCATAAGGACTAACGGGATTGAATCCAGTAGTTTCTCTTTGGAACCCATCATCATCAACACAGTTACCAAACATCTCAGAAGAGGATGCTTGATAGAATTTTGCGGTAGGACAGAACTCTCGATACAATTCCAACATATGCAAAACACCAAGAGAGTTACTTTGGATTGTGAAGGAAGGAAGATCAAAGCTAATTCGAACATGACTCATAGCAGCCAAGTTAAAAATATGAGTTGGTTTTGTCTCTAAGAAAATGCGTGTAAGCGAAGGAACATCAAGTAAGTCCCCATAATGTGTAGTAAGTTTATCACCAAGATGATCCAATCTAGATTCTTGATTTTCAGCAGTAGACTGTCTGCGAACTACACCATGAACCTCATACCCACGTTCAATGAGATGTTCAGATAAGTAACTACCATCTTGTCCAGCAATACCAGTAATCAGTGCCACGTTCTTCATTTAAAAATCTCCATGTCTCTAAGGTCTGGCCAGTCGTGTACTGACCATTCACGAGGTTGTGTTTTAATTGCTTCCTGTAATTTATTTATACCAGTTTCAGCAGTCTCTGGTGTCATGTAATAGTGGTAACCCATTGTGTCTATGTTCTGTTCCCTCCAAGGAACGTTTGGTTCTCGACCATCATATGTCATCTTCTTCAATTTCTTTGCAGCATCAGCATCATCAGTTAAGATCATACCACCTCTACCAAGACTCAGGTGCTTTTGAAACTGAAAACTAAGACACATAAAAGTATCAGGGACGTAGCTATTCTCTCTCCACAATACGGCGGCATCCATGATGTTAGTATTCCCTATCTGATAATACTCAGACCAGTCTTCCTCTCGCCACGACCAACGAAGATTTAGTTTCTCCGCTGTCATTGGAATAGACACGTAGGTTCTTGTTGGAATAGTAATATCATTAGAACCAGAGTTTCTAAGACACAGTTCTACACCGTGTGTGCAACAATCAACGGCAACTGCGTATGGACTACCGAAAAATTCAGCTATAACATTTTCAAAATCTTCAATAGCTTTCATCAGATAAAGTCTTTATCCATTTCTATGCCCTGATACGGACCTGTCTTGTATTCATACACGATAGTATCATCTTCCATGATTTCATAGTTATGCCCACCCTTGAATGTAATTGAGCAGTCACCGGGAAATATAACATCTTCATGTATGATCGTATCGTCAATATCATAAAGAATCACTTTAACTTTACCTTGAATTACAATCCAAGATTCCTGTGCTATTACTTCTTTTGGACCGTCCTTGTAAATATGCTTATGTGGTTTAAATGTCATACCAAGAGGCATACGCATAGTCGCTAACTGTAGAAACTCACCATCCGGACACACATTAGTTCGGGCAGTAATTTCTTCTTTACGATTGATGATATGGAGTAGAGAATTATCTACCTTTGATTTAATCATATCCATTATGAATCAGCCTTTTCTGATATAGTATAATAATTTTCTGTACTGATAATCATCTCGTCAAACATACTCTCGAAAGTATATTCTGGTTTCCAACCCAACTCTTTCCGGAGAAGAGTCGAATCACCTTTTAGATCATGAAGTTCTTCTGGTCTAAGATACTTCTCTCCAATAACAACATAGTCTTTATAATCCATCTCAAGCTTACTGAAGACATAATCACAAACATCACGAACACTATGAGAAATTCCAGTGGAGCAAACATAATCCTTTGGTTTGTCTGCTTGTAGCATCATCCACATTGCTCTGACATAATCCTTTGCATGTCCCCAGTCTCTTCTTGCATCAAGGTTACCCAACTTCAAATCAGTTGCTTCACCCATAGCAATTGCTACGGCACCCTTAACAATTTTATTTGTCACAAAATTAGAACCTCTTCTTGGGGATTCATGATTGAATAGAACTCCATTACATATAAACATATCATACGAATTTCTGTAGTTTCTGCAAGCATTAAAAGCAAATAATTTTGCACACCCATAAGGACTTACAGGAAGCATTCGTGTGGTCTCTCTTTGGAACCCATCATCGTCAATGCAGTTACCGAACATTTCAGAAGAACTTGCCTGATAAATCTTGGTTTCTGGGCAGATCAATTTACATGCCTCTAGAAGATTGAGAGCACCAAGTCCAGTGACTGTTGATGTCTCGATGGGAACATCAAAGCTAACTCTCACATGTGACTGTGCAGCAAGGTTATACACTTCATCGGGCTTAGATTTCTGGAGTACCCTGATGAGTGAGGCGAGATCAGTCATATCACCATAATGTAAATTCAACTGCTCATAGCAGCTACCCAATCGTGATGTCTGGTTTTCTGACACTGAGTTCCTTCTCAGAATACCATGAACTTCATAACCGATTGACAGTAGAAATTCTGCTAGATAAGAACCATCTTGTCCAGAAATACCAGTAATAAGAGCGACTTTTTTCTTCATTAAATTATCCCCATTTCTTTCAGAACATTATCATTTCTATCCTTCAATAGAGAGAACTTAGATCCTCCAACTATAGTTTTGTGTTTATTAGATGAGTTATGCCAGTGCCAAGCAAATGATTCCAAGAACAGATTACTTGGGTCAGTTGCTTTTTCAAACCAAGCAGCTTCAGCTTCTCTACTTAGTGGTTCATCAACCTTACTGACAAGCCAATCACAATCAAAGAAGGGTGAAGGGAAGACTGTAAATGCATTTGGATTTTTAGCGTACACAGGTCCAAGCATGTCCTCATCGAAACAAGTGGTTCTTGTTCTAATGGGTGTCCTTAACAGTTGCTCCATACAACTCTCAATGTATTCACTTCCCTTGACTGCACCCAACATGGCGGCGCATGGTCCATGACAATCAGGTTCCCATCTTCTTTCCTTTGCAAAGTCCATGGATGATCCCCACTGGTACGCAAAGTTCTGATCCAGAATTGGTTTGAAGTCTCGGAGAAGAATCATGTCCATGTCCATGTAAATTCCACCGAACTTGTAAAGAACTAAGAAGCGCATGATACCACTTGACATCCAGTGTCTATCATCATCAGACACGTTTGTGTATTTACTGTTACCCTCTAGTGGTGTACCTTCCGATACTTCATCGGCAGAATATACTTTGAGATCAACGATGTCCTTGTATGGTTGCATATTTTCTTGCTCACTAATATCATATTCAGACCAAACAGTCAATTTAGTCTTGTCTAGATTTTGTGTTGCAATATAAGACTTGATCGCTTCCAGTTCTTTTGGTGATCTTGCCTCAGTATAGACATGAAAATTAGTAACCTCTTCTGGGTATTCGTAATCTTCTTCTTTAATAGAACCAAGAAAGTCTAAGGTCTTTCTATAGTCAAAATATAAATCTGGATGTGTTTCTCTAGTAATATTAATCATGTCATATACCCAAAATTACCATAATCATATGTATTTCTAGTTTTTCCTGATAACAAAGCAAATAATTCTCGGTCTTCTTTTCTATTCATATCATCAATAAAAATGGGAACCGTATTGTCTAGTTTATTTAAAATTTCCATTATTTTTCTTCTATCACCCTGTGCTGGACCATCTACTATAATAGCAGCATACTTCATTTTCTTTATAGCCTTTAACACAATCTTTTTATCATACCAACCATCAACTATGGGTGCATGAATATATTGGTCATGATACAAACCACAGAAGTGTTTATGCTCTTCAACAGAAAAAACATTGTATCCCAATTTAACTAGATTCTCTGTTCCTTTACCACTACCAAATTCAAGTACAATGGATCCGGGTTCAACTACTCTGGTGAAATATTCAAAGAATTGTTGCTTCAGGGACATCGCATCGTGTTTATATTCGAATGGAGGATTGTTTTTCATTTTTTTAATTCTCATTATAAAATCCTTACTATAGTGTATTTAGTTCACTACAAATAGTCTCAATCATATCATGTGTAATATCTTTGTGATTACCAATGTATATACAATTATTATGAATTTCATTTGCATTCTTATCGAATCTAGATTGCTCAACAAAATTCATGAAAGGGTGCTCATATAAATTACCCGCAATACATGGTCTATACTCTACACCATTCTCTCGTAAGAGATCCTTGATATCATCAATATTATTGTTCTTTGTGAAGATAGGGAATGCAAAATTGCTACAACCCTCAACATCAAAGTCCACTCGGAAAGACTCAGAATCTAGTTTACTCAAGAACAGACTAAAGTTTTCGTTTCTTTCTTCTATGGCAGAATCTAGATTTGGTAGCTGTAGTAGTCCTAGCTTGGCATGAAGATCGGTGCTTCTGATATTAAATCCATCACGCAAGAATGTGAACAAAGGATCAACTCGATTAGAGACTCTCTTTTTCTGCTCTTCTTCTGGTAGCTCACGTAACAATCCATGTGAGCGAAGAAGTAGAAATTCGTGGTATAGGTTTTCATCGTCGGTACAGATCATACCACCTTCCATCGTGGTCATGTGGTGACCATAATAGAATGAGAAGGATGATGCAATACCAAACGTCCCAACTTTCTTACCATTAAACGAAGCTCCATGAGACTCACAACAATCTTCAACTAGAGTAACTCCATACTTTTCACACAGTGAAATAAGCTCGTCTGTTATGGCAGGAAAACCTAGAAGGTGGGTCAGAGACAAGAACTTTGGTTTATGCGTCTGAAAGATGTGTTCCAAATTTTCTAGATCTGGACCGAAGTTTTTCAGATCAACATCACATAATTGAAGTCTTGCAAATTGCATGATAGGAGTAACCGCAGTCGCCCACGTACATGCTTGAGAAACCCAAAGAGGTTTCTGTTCTAAACCAGATAGTGCTCGGGTGATTGCTAGATTTGCTGAAGACCCTGAATTGACAAAGACTGAGTATTTACAACCCAACCACTCAGACCACGCCTTTTCAAATTCTTTAACAACAGGGCCCTGAGTCAACTTACCCTCATTTAGTACGAAATCACTGAGCACCTCTCGTTGATCTCTACTAATAGCCTCATCGGTCATCAACTTCCACTTCATAATAAATCCTTAGTTTTTAAACAACCACTCTTTCAGTGTATTTATAACAGCTATCTGATTTTCTTCCGTCAGGTTATAAGATGAAGGTAGGGATATACCTCTATTGAAAAGATCCATACTATTAGTATAATCTACAGGCATTCGAACACAATCTTCTTCTGCGTAACAGGGTTGATCGTTCAATGGATAAAAGAATTCTCTAGTTTGAATATTCTTAGATCTCATGTATTCAATCAACTCTATCTTCTTGTCACACATAAAAGAAGTAAACCAATAGACTGGGGTACAACCATCTACCCCGTGGACTGGAGTAAAGCAGGTTGAGATATCAGAAAGCTCTTTCACGTATAGGTCATGAATTTTCTTTTTCTTTTCAATGATAGCAGTAAGTTTTTTCATCTGGGAAATACCCACTGCTGCTTGCATTTCAGTAAAGCAAAAATTATATCCAATATGATCGTGTTTGAATGTTCCCTTACCATCTCGACCATGATTCTTGAGACGATAGCAGCAGTCTCTAAGATCTTTATCATCAGTTATAATGACTCCACCTTCACCGCATGTCAGTGTCTTGTTTCCATAGAACGATAGAACACCAAACTGACCAAAGGTTCCAACATGTTGACCATCAAGAAGAACACCCACACCCTGTGCAGCGTCCTCGACTACCTTTATGTTCCGTTCATTTGCAAAGTCCATGATAGACTTCATATCTGCGCACTGACCGTAAAGATGTACAGGCATAATTGCTTTTGTTGAATCAGATAAACAGGCTTCAACGTCCCCGACTCGCATACAGAAAGTGTCTGGGTCAACCTCACACAAAACAGGCGTTGCTCCACATAGAAGAACTGCATTAGCTGAAGCAATGAACGTCATGTTTGGAACTATGACTTCATCACCCTCACCAATACCCAATGCTTTTAGACAACAAAAAATAGCCACCGTACCATTAGTCATAGCGACTGCGTACTTGGATCCGGTGAGATTACAAATCATACCCTCAAACTCTTTTGTTAAATCATGCTCGACAACGTAAGTAGACTCAATAACTCTCATCAACTCTTTGAGTTCACTGTCATCGATCCACGGTTCAATCTGAGGTATAAAGTCTGTCATATGATTTTTGTTCTCGTATTTCACATTCATAGTGTTCATTGATTCTTTTCTTTACCAAGAATCGCTCATCATTATATTTCGCGTTTAGTCTAGCAAATTCTACAAACTCTTCATCAAATTCTTTCTTCGCCTCTTTATCTCTAAACCCTGCCTCAGTATCCCAAATTTTCGTATTAATATCTTTGAGTTCTTCGTAGAGTTCTAAGTCGATATCGATACCTTCATTTTGTAGAGCCACACCAAGAACATCACGCTCACCACGCACATACTTGAGCCTTTCACTGTCTTGGATTCTAGCTAACTTGATATCCAATATCGCTATTTTATCAAAAATTTCACCAATTGCAACTTCAACTTTCATTTATTTTTTCCTTATAACCGCTATGTTACTCTCACACCAAAGATCATCTTCACCATAATAATTTATAGTGTCAACGTACTGATTAATATAAGCGTTCTGCTCTTCATTCATGAACTTACTAGAAAACTCATCCTCATCAAGAACACGCTGAATGGTTGCATCAACAGAATTATCAAAATCAATTTCATCACTACCAAGCCACTCAGAATCAGGTCTAAAATTTGGTCTATGGTGGTGTGGTTCTTTACTGTGACCCCACCACATTGAACCAGTTTTTAGATCTTCTAATCGACAGATATCTTCAATGATATAGATTCCACCAGAAGAAAGTCTAGGGAATATGTTCGCAAAGCTTTTCATAATATCATGTTGAAAATGTGACCCATCATCAACAACAATGTCTACAGACTCTCTTCCGGTGACTTCATTTATCATTGTAAACATTGCATCCAAGTGCTCTGGATTGGCTTGATCACCCAAAAATAAAGCAGAATTTTCAATTGAATTAATTAAATTGTTTCTTGCTTCATAGTCATGATATGGGAAAATACTTTCTGGGTACATCTCATGTGGAATATCCATCCCCAGAACAAAAGAGTTAGGAAAATATTCAGACCACATTCTAAGAGAGGATCCTCTCCAGACACCAATCTCTAAAAGATTATTCTTTTCATTTCTTTTATCAGATAAAAATTCTTCGTAGATACGAGTGTACCCATTCTCACTTTTATCAGTACCATACTTAAGACCAAGTTCTGTCAAATCACTCATAGTTAATCACTGTCCAATCCTTTTCATGTTTTCCTAGTGGGTGTTCTCTAAAATCATGGAAGAACAATTTACCGTCAGTTGGATAATGTTCCACCATGGATTTGAATGAACTTTCCATTAGATGTATCTCTTTTGCATTATTAATAATTTGTGTAAAATTAAAAATGTTTTCACTCACATCATTCCGTATGACCTTTAGATCATTTTCCACAGTAATCTCAAACCCTCTAGATGGATCATCATGAACAAATATGTAGTCCTCTCCAGTGGGATTCAATTTATCAAATACTCTCTTCTCTTCATCTTCATCTGGCTCAACATAAAACAAATCTTGCTTTATGTCTAGATCAAAATCTAGCTGCTCATAGAAATATTCCCAACAGTTTTTATCGGGTGACGGATTTGGTGGATAATTCCCATGCCCTACAATATAAAGATCTTCTGATGTAAAATTGTTTTCAGTCATGAATTCATACACACCAGAATATTCATTACCATCAATCCGATGCACTTTGATATGATCGTCATCTCGATACATCCACTCAATCATATCAAAGTATTGCTTCTTTGCAAAAGTGTGAATGGTGTCACCCTCATACAAGTCTGCAAAATACCTAACCATACCATTACAATCAATATGATCACCCAATCCGAGATGGTGGTGTATTACTATATCAGACATTCTTAATTCTTTCTATGTGGGATTGAACCTGCATAAATTTATCTACGGTAGAAAAATCGAATGATGCATCCAGACCTATATCTGCTACAGATTCCCATTCTTCTATAAACATGCTGGGTAGCTTCCAGTCGATATAAATTGATCTCAGATTACTCTTCTTCATAATAGGAACTGTTCCCGTCAACAAACATTCGTAATTTCTGTGTGTATCATACCCAGCCCCCTCTAGACAGATACAATATTTATACTCGGACAACAACTGCATGTAATCATCAAAGTCTAACTTATCCTGCTGAACATCAACATAGGGAAGTGAAGACAGAAACTCTATCGCAGCAGATCTCACAGGGTTTGTTGACTGTGTGTGATATGGTAATATAATTTTATTCTTCTTCTCTACATTTTCTTGGTTTAAATATTTCTTGAGAAGTTCCTGATCACCACCGGCTCGTTCCTTTTCCTCAAAGCCAATAGGAATACCCACAATCTTTCTATGTCCAATGGGTGGATTTGTGCAGAACCATTTTGTACACAATTTATTGTCAATAATTGGTTGGTAATTATCTACAGTGTAAGAAGATATTCCACTGACTAACTTGAACGGAACTTTTATACGAGGTAATACTTCTGTCTGAAAGTAATTATTTTTAAGGTAATCTGTTTTCACAAAAATAATATCATTCTCTTTGACATCATTTATCGTGTTCTCGGTAAGATCGGGAGGATTACATATACGTGAAACAGAATTTGATCGATAGAATTCATCAGTGCAATCCATCGACCAGTCAGCAATACAAGGCATCCAGTTATAGAAAATTAGTTTATCATCTAGCACAATATTCACCCAATATAGCTAAATCACTTTCCCAGTTACCAGCGTAATTATCATTCTCATCAAAAACCTGCCCGATAAATTTCACAACAGGATCGGCATCACGTTCAATAGGAAAAGGTTTCTTATCGAAGAATGGATCATGTATGAATGAGTCTTCATGAAGCTCAGGGAAAACTTGTGACCAAAGGAAATGCTGATCTGAACCCTTCTCATCGGGATTAGATTTAATGTGTTGATTAATCTTATCAAACAAATTATCCATAAGCACTGGACGACATCCCCACATACCACCCAACATGGGGACTTGATGGTATGGGTGATCTCTCATGATGTGTAGTTTCTTACCAGAATCTAACCACTCATCAACAGCAAGTTTTTCTCTGATACCTAACCGAGAATCTGTATCTCGAACAATCATCGCGTCAACATCTGAAAATGCGGCAGGTTCAAATCTCCAGAACATAGAATTAGTGCTACCCGGATCACTTCTAGAAATCAACTCAGCACCAAGTTCTCGTAGCTTTTTACATATATCATCTGGAACAGAGTTTGCAATATAGAATCTACAAATCCATTCAGGAAAAAGCTCCTTTGCTATCTCCACATTTCTAATAGCACCTATAGTATACAGTGGATCGTTACCCCAAAGAGAAAACGTTATCAATTTCATTTTAATATTGACTCCGTACCTTCCGATGAATAATGATAGTAATGAAGACAATCATCAATGAAGATCTGTTCTTTGACTTGAGGATAAAGCCTCAGTAACCAATCAGAGTCCTCACATGACTGCCCTTGCGCATCATAATTTTCTGTGAACTTTTCAGCTTTTGCGATTTCACTTTTCCACGGACACATGTGAAAGGGTGGTCTATTCAGATCATTGAACCCTACTCCGTTAAACTGTAACTGATCCATTGGATCCCAGTTGTGGTCAATATCAAACACAACGTCAAATTCTGCACCATTATAATTGCAATGTTGTTTGAAGCAGATAACATCTGGTGTCTCATTATCAAGAACATCTAAGATTGATGGGATGTAGTTATCAGCAACGTTGTCATCATCGTCAAGGAAGCAAAGATATTCTCCTCGCGCCATATTGAGTAGTTCATTTCTCTTCTCGTAGATATGAAAGGACTTGTTGTCCAACATAACAAGAATCTCTACTCGATCATCATCGAACTGATTCTCTAGTTTTTCCAGTAACGCCTCTAATTGTTTGATTCTCGATGGGATCGATAAAATAAGAATAGATAGCTTTATGTTTTCGGGGCTTTTTGGCATATGACTTCCTTAATCCGTTCACTGAAATTAACATAAGACTCTGCAATCTTACGATTCTTTTCAACATACTCCATCATATCATCATAACTCTCCATAGTCAAGGCATTAATTTTAGGAATTAAGTCATCGACAGTATCGAAGAGAATCATACCACGAACATCAAAGAAGTCTCCAATGTTTGGACATCCACAATAAATTGGCACAGTATATGTGATAATTGGATCAATTAACTTTTCACCAAAGTGGTTCCTAATCCGTTGGTTCTCAACACAGATGTGGAACATTGAGTGGAAAAGATCTTCTTTCTCTCCGGTAGGAAGTGGATTGGGTGCATCTAAAAATGACTTCCTGCTTGTGAAGAACATCTTGGGGATTTCAATTTCTTCCTGTCTTTTCCAGACCTCTCGTCGAGTGTAGTATCCCGCTCGTTCGATATTATACCAAGAAGCCAAAAAACTAACATCATTAAGAGTTCGGTCTCTCTTCTTGAAGATCTCAACCTCTGGATCAAAGTAGCCCAGACCATCTGGATGATTAATCTTTCCTCGGTTCAGCCAAGTAGAACCATACGGAAAAAGTGTAGCATTTGGACAAGCTTCAACAATCTTATCATCATCACATAGAATCAAATCATATTTTTTATGATTGGCGATTACAGATGGAATTGTCTCTCGATTCGGAGACTTAGCATTTTCACTCGAAAGAATTAGAACCTTATATGCATCAGAATTATCAAACTCTTCAATACGAACAAAATGTAGTTCTACAGGAAAATCAAATTCTACAGTAGAATCAAATAAGTAGTCACCATTTTTATTTGTAGGCTTGCAAGACATCGTAGACTTCATCATCAACCATCCTTAGTTTTTTCACACGCTCAAAGTTATCCCTGATAGCGTCAAGTTTTTGTTCATAGAGTTCTGGTGTAAGTTGACTAATATCAAAATTATCGGTCAATTTAATTATACCATCTCCGTTAAAGTAATTATAAATTTCATCAGTTCCCCAGTACACGGGAATAGTTCCTGTTGCAAAGGCATCAGTTATCTTCTCTGTGAAATAGATCGTAGAATCAAGTTTACAGTTTTCAGTGACAAGTGTAAACCTGTAGTCTTTATATCCATCAAGCTTATCGAAAAGAGAAGATCCAATACGATCACCATTTATTGATCCCATTACATCTAGATGTCCTTTATACTTCTCGGCAAGCGTGTGACGCAGTTGCTGACCCTCTGTAAAGGTTTTATTGGATGCAACCATAGAAACATTCTTAGTCTTCTCGTAGATCTCAAACTCTTTGACCCAAGGAAGATTACTTGATGATGGAACAAGATGAATTCTTTCATGTTTAGATACTAGATCTAAATCGCAGGTACAGATTGCTGCATAGTAATCAAGTAAAACTTCATAGTTTTCATGTACAAATTCATATACTTTTGGCACAACTACTGGAGATTCTGATACCCAAGCAAACTTTTTATCAGGAAGCTCTTCGCTATCAAACATACCTATGATTGCATTGTCAATACAAACAACTGTATCTGTTTCGTTAGAGTCTCTTGTCCAATTAAAACTTTCGGGTGTCAAATCCGAGCAGGATGAATGCTCATAATAAAAAGGCTCACCCAGACACATAATTTTTTCACTCATTATTTAAACCTACACTTTGCCATTCTATTTTACCTTCATCAAAACCCATTTTTCTGAGAGAGTCTTTTTTCGAATCAACATCTGAAAGTCCCATCTCAATTACAGTATCTTTATTTGAGTCACCCGGCCACGTACAATACTCATATCCTAGCATACCAAATGTACAATATTTATGACCATTAATTACGCTGTTAAACATGACCTCGTGATCAAAGTTTTCCTGACCTTCTCTCCTACTTTTATCAACTTCAGCTTTCCAACTCTTCAGAAAGTACCTACTTTTTGAATTATTTTTAAACCAAATGGGGGAGGCTTTTATACCAGATATGTCATGTATAGGTGAAGCAAAAAGAATATCAACTGGCTGTGCTCCGTCATTATTCAATTCCTCCAGACGGTTCATCCTTTTAAGAAGAATTGTGTCTACATCGAGCCACAGAATATTAGAATCAAACTGCCTGAACTTATCAATAATGAAGTCCACTTTTCTCCTACAATTCTCTTTATAAGAACCAAGACTATCCAATTTTTCAATGTGATAATCATAGCCATAGGTGTCTAGCTGTTCTTTTAATCGATGATAAGATTTTTCGTAATACTTTGACTCGTCTACATCACAATAATAACTGATCACTTTTAAATTCATTATTACTTACCTATATGGTATTTTGGAATTAGTTCCCAATCCTCTTTATCCCTATGCGGAATAATTTTTATTTGACCAAGACTTGCCTTTGGTTCTTGACAAGAGTCTATATCTAATATATCAAGTAAACCCCATTCGTCAAGAAGATTAACTATAGTATTTCTTCTAGCAATATCACTGTCAGAAATATCAGATTCTAATCCATCCAATATAAACAATTCTTTGAAGTGTAATATTACATATCTACCTCTCTTGTGCAGAATATGACATGATTGAAACAACTTATTTTCTTTTCTAGACGAAACTCCCATACGGGTAAGAGTTTCTCTAATTTTTAAAAAATCATCTTTGTCTTTGAAAGTAATTTCTACTCCCAAATTATTAAATATATCTTCCATCCTAATACTCCATTTTATATAACATGGCAGTATTATTTATTCAAATTACTTGCCCACACCCCCTGTGTTGAGCTTATCACGCATGAATTGGATATCATCATCACTCAAAATGTCCATTACTTCCTTTGCTTTGGTATCAGAATAACCATAAAATTGCTTAATGGTATCTAAATTTTCTACCGATTCCTGCTTGAGCCACTTACTATATCTCTTATTTTTTCGGATAGACTTCTGTAAATAATCAAACTGCATTTTCTTACCGGTTTCAGGTCTCATGTTCATCTCATTTGCATAGAGAACCGTGTCCATAAAATAAGATAAACACCTGTTTACTATAAAAGGGGTATACCCCTTCTCGACACTTTCATCTTCGGTGTCGAGAAGGGGTTCCTTTGAATAATTGATTGCTGTTAAGTATTCACCCAACTTCATCAGGAGTCCTTACCGCCAAGAGATTGTGAACCCGAACAAGATCCAATGAATCATCAGCATTCTTATAATATGCGCCGGGGTCTGAACCATACTTCCAAAGGACATGATCACCGGGATTGATATCGTAGTGGGTTTCTACAAGCTCTCCAACAGAAACGACTTCACTCCAAGTCATCATGTTGTCAGGCAAATCTTCCTTGTACACAATACCAGCTTCAGTAGTGTGCTCTTCCTTGAATACTGTCTTCACGGCAACCCAGTCACCATACGCTTTAAATTTACTCATTTGTATACTCCTTTGTTTGCATGTGGGAATGTAATGTTTGGAACTTCGACTTCAAGAAAATCACAGAGTTCCTTCCATCCATCACCAGTTTCCCAGCACAGCTCAATGTAATTATCTTTATCTTTGAAAAACTCTCTGACAGCGGCATTATGTGTTTCGTATCTGTGAATAAACTCAGACGCATCTGGTAGATCTTCTTCGGTCGCACCATGCATAAGAAAGAAATTTCTATCACTGTTTGCCAAAGTTTCAGAATCTTTACGTACAGTCAATACAAACTTAGCATCAGGATACATCTTATAACATTCTTTAAATGTCCACATCCATGGATGATCACTAAATCCCTCATAGTTTTCTGTTACCCTCTGCATAATAGCAAGCTCTTCTGTAGTGAAATTATCATAATCATAATCCACAACAATATCTTCCACGTTTCTTCGGAGATATCCCTGAGCATCACCATTAAAATAAACATAGTCAGTATCAAGATCGACATGCTTCATATCAAGTAAACGCAGGCACTGTTCCAAAGTGGTTGTGCCTGTCTTAAACATTCCTAGTCCGAATACTTTCATTTAAATTCACACTCCATCATAAGCTCAACAATACATGCAGTCAAATTAATTTCTTGATCTGCAACAAATGCTGCTTTGTGTTGATAATCTGCTAGGATCAGAATTGCCTGTGGGATAGATGTCGGTGTAACATAATCATGTAGACCATCATAAATCTTTCGGAACAACTCTGTCTGTGAATTATCTAGATTTGAGACAACCCACTTCCTGACTTCTGTGAAATTCTTACTCTTCATGGCAACTGCAAGCTCCTTGACCTGCACTTCACCAATCTGAGAAAGAATCCCGATGTCAATAATTCCAGCTACTGAGTACCGCTGAAGCTCATTAAGAACTCGACGGAAATCAGGGAAATACTTTGTAATGAGTTGAGCTAGAATTTTATCCTCGTATGGAATAGCTTCCTTATCAAGGATTTTCTTGACTCTCTGCATGAACTGACCCGCAAGAGCCGGCTTCTCTTCTGATGGAATCGCAAATTCAATATTAGTGCAACGAGAATGAATCGGTGAAATAATCCGATTCTTATAGTTACACGTAATAATAAATCTACAGTTGTTTGCAAATTCTTCAATTGCACCACGAAGAGCAGGCTGAATACTGTTTGCATTACTGTAATCAAACTCATCAAGGATAACAACTTTCTTGTTACCACTGATTGATACAGTACTCGCAAAGGTTCTAATCTTTGTTCTGAGTGTATCGATGTTACCATCCTCAGAACAGTTAATTAGAATACTGTCTGCGTCAAGCTCATTACATAGAGCACGAGCAACACTCGTCTTTCCACAACCCGCTCCCCCTGTTAGGAGCAGGTTCTGACATTCTCCACTGCTGACAATATCCTTGAATGTCTCCTTTAGGGAGATAGGCAAAACACAATCATCAATCGTCGCAGGACGATACTTCTCTACCAATAGACCTTGCATAATTACCCACTGTACTTACTAGAAGCCTCAAGTGCAACCCAATACTTCACTCCACCAGACTTACTGGTGAACTGACTCACAACCTTCTCGGTGATATCGACCTGATAATCACCGGGGATAAACTTAAAGTTCTCGATCTTAAAGTGGAAATCAAACTCTGCACCTGATTCATTCAAGCCAAGCTCAATTGAATAATCATTGCAAGTTGGTTCAGTCTTGTCGAAGACTACGGCAATAATATTTGAACCATCAGAACGAATCGCAAGATCTGGAAGCTGCAATACAGAAGCTGCTCGTAGAATCTCATGGAACACTGAGTGTGGAAGATTAAAAGATACCGCAACACTAGGCATATCAAGTTTTCTAGTAGGAACAGTCAACAATGAAGGCTCCGAATAGTAATACTTGACACAAGAACCAGTAGCACTGCGAATCAACACATACTTTTCACTGAACTCAAATTCAGGATCATCAAACAACGAGATGGTCCCAAGGAACTTAGACAAGTCCCAGATACCGAACTCCGTTACAAAATCTTCCTCAACTTCTGCTTCAGCCATAACGTTCTTTGCAGGAGTAATCGTGCAAAGTTTGTTACCGGGCTTAATTAGAATGTTTGAGTTGATATTAGAAAAGTTCTTAAGGATTTCAAATGTATTCTTACTGAATTTCACCGAGAGTCACTCCAATCTTCCATTTCCATATAGTCATCATAATCAATATTTCCTTTCGATACATTTTTAAGGTGCTCTTTTGATGAGCCTCTTTTTGATTTTTTGGACTTATGAGACAATTTAATTTTCGGCTCATATTCCTTTTCATAGGGATTTTTGGTCTTCTTCCTATTTCTTTTGTTTTCCATATTAAAAGTATACCATAAAAATATTAAAGTTCAACAAATTGTTTGGTTTCTCCATCATCCATAAACGTATAAAATTTTCCAGTTGAAGAGTTTACCCACATATCACCAACTTTAGGATCTGGTGGTTGTATGTCTCTATAAGAGACTCTAGTAGAGCCTAAAGGAATCCAATTTGAATTGCTATCAGGAGTTTCACCCTGAATAATATTATTAGCAACAAAAATCTTACCCTCAAATATAACACTGTCACCTGAACGATATGTTCTAGCCTCACCTGTGGGGTGTAGTGGGTTAAATTCTCCACGAAAACTGTCTAGATTATTATAATTGGAATTGAAGTTGCTCATTTTACTATTCTTAGAATCAGTGTATCTTTATTGATACGCCCGGTTAGTTCCTGTTCCTTAGAAGACAAAGTATTTATTTCATTCATCATTCTATTAATATGGCAACCAATCAGAGAACCAATCCACTTTGAGTCTTTTCTACCACAACTCTTAACAACACCACCATCAACACCCTGTAGGGTAGTACCTTTAACAGTAAAGCCCCTTTCAGACTCATAATATGCAATCTTTTTCTGCTTAGTGTTGAATAGAAGAACTCCCTTTGCACCAATGATATTATCAGGAGAAATGCTATTACCAAAATTTTTATGATCAGTAAGATATTTCACTGATTTCACCATTTGTTGGGGGGAAATCTTTTTCTTTCTACGAGTGACAGTTCCCTTAATTTTAAACTCATCAACAATAGTTTCCAGATATCCATGAAGTCTCTTGATCTTTGTTTGGTTCAAGTAGGACCAACCTTCAAGTAGATCTTCATCGGTCTCATCAAGTACAGAGTTGACTTCATCTAAAAGTCTTTGAAAATGCTCTGCTATTTTTTTTGCTTCTCTTGGTTTAACTCTATTTGCTGTAATAAGAGTTTTTACATTTTTACGAGCAATATTAGAATTACTCTGGAGTGCATCGATATATTCATCGATCCACGCTTCTAGGATACATGCGGTTTCAGAAATCATTTTGGTTTCCAGAAGACGAACACTGGTTCGTACTTTAAAAATCGTCCTTTTACTTTACAGAAATTCTTACACTTTGGTATACCGTTCTCATCTACTCGATTTTGACCCGGCATAGATTCCATTGCCATTTTCAATGTATATTTATATACCATTCCATATTCTTCGAGAATATTTTTTGAATCTTCTTCTAATGGAAGATATACATCTTTCATTTTAATATCAGCAATGTTCCATAGAAGATACCTGTCATCCTTGAGCCAGTCAACACAAGTTTTCAAAGTTGGTCGAAGAAATCCATCTCTCCATGAATCATAAGAAGAACCATACTTTTTATACGATTGATTTTCATCTTCGCTATAGGCTTCCCTGTTGAAATATGGTGGGGAAGTGAATATAAGATCAACAGATCCTTTGTGCTTCTGGAAGTTATTGTCATGCTGTATTTCTTCAGAACCTAGCTGATAGATTTCGTAGTTATTTGTAGAACTGAAGAAAGGGTTAGACCGATATGTTTCAGTGTTGTAAAAATCAGCGACAGAAGAATATTTAGAACTACCATCATCGAAGAAATTATCAGGATTGGGATCAGTACCAAGATAAATAATATTCCTATCATCACGACAAGACATAGCCCCAAGAATTCTACCACCCCAACCTGAACTAGGGTCAAAGATCTTGATGGTCTCTTGTGATTTAATGTCATTAGTAAACCTCTCGTATAGGTATTTAGCCGTCATCGGAGGAAAGTTTACAGCAGGCTGTATGTAACCAATTCTAAAAGATTTAAACCCAGCAGGGAATACATGATTACCTTTCTTGTAGATCCTAATCGCATATAGTTTCTCATCTGTTGTATTGTTTATATCAAACGTAGAGTGGTGTCGGTAAGATAACTTAGCTCTCCACTCATCAAGTTGATCCTTTGTTAACTGTAGGATGTCAGATTGCTCCAACTGATTATAGCTACTACTCAACCCATCACGTTTCTTGACCTCTTCGATCATAAAGTCATAACCCTTGAAGGGTTCTGGGTTTTCAAAGTATACTTTCAACCATTCTTCAGCAGACCCAACATCCACAATTGAATGTTTTTTACTATGCTTGATTGCCGAAGTTGCGTGACTATAGAAAGAATCCCGTCTGAGATGACGAGCAGAACCACGTACAACACGCCCGAGATAATCATCATTAGCAACCAAATCGTATATAGAATATCCGTCATCGTTTTCATTATAATTAATTCTCGTTTTGAACATGTTGGAAAACCACTGATCGACTTCAACACCAGCACGAGATTTATTCATGATGATGTCGTCCTTGACATCAGACAATTCATCTGAGTGTGTAAACTGATGAACAGGATATTCACCCAGACGATTAAAGGAATCTATAATTTCTTGTTTATTCTTCCCCGTTCGAGGAGGGCATCCGTGTGCGTCCCACGCCTCCGTAAGAGTAACACGCATACGGATAACCCATTCCTCGAACCTATCGGGGGTCATTTCTAAGAGATCTTCAAACATCACATTGACATCACTGTCAATAATATAATTATTACGTTCGTAGAACCTTTTCATGATACTTATATTTTACACGAATAGCGATGGTTGTGCAACTTGTTTTTCGACAATATCCACATATTTGGTTATAGCAGCTACTGCCTCATATGGATCTATATTTGCCGCTGGTCGTCTATCCTCTAGATGACCTTTACCCTTAGTTGCAGTAGAAGAAGGAATACGAATAGAAGCCCCTCTATCAGAAACTCCCCAATTATAATCATCAATATGGGCAGTCTCATGTTTACCAGTAAGGCGAAGCTGATTGTCATTGCCATATTTAGAAAGCATCTCACCTTTAAATTTACCAAGAGATGCACACATTTCCTGTAGTAGATCAATTGTTGCATCTTCACGCATAAACTTACTGGAGAAGTTGATATGAGCACCAGAACCATTCCAATCACCGGGGATTGGTTTAGGATCAAGACGAATGTACAAGTTTTGTTTTGTAGCAATCTTTTCCATAATATATCTTGCAACCCAAAGATGATCACACACATCTAGAGCATTTGATGGTCCAACCTGATATTCCCATTGTGAGAGCATTACTTCGGCATTAGTTCCTTGAATAGGAATCCCAGCTCGATTACAAATTGAAGCATGTTCATCAATCAAATCTTGATGCTCGACACAATCACCACCGACACCACAGTAATATCTACCCTGTGGTGGAGGGAATCCGTTGTCTGGCCACCCACTAGGACGACCAGTCTTCTTGTCGAAGATAACGTACTCCTGTTCAATACCGAACATCATATCTTTACTGACCTTATCAAGACCACCACAGTCTTCGATGATCTGACGCATCTTTGCTCGTGTATTAGATTCGTGTGGAGTTCCATCTGGGTTCATAACCTCACATAGAACGATGTGGGTCATACCCATGGGATCTGATGCATCCCTATAGAGCTTTACTGGCTCAAGAATACAATCACTGTTCTTACCTTCTGCTTGATCTGTACTAGATCCATCAAATCCCCACACGGGTACATCAGTGATATCAAGTTCATATCCATTATAATAGCGAGTCTTCATTCGCATATTTTTAGTTTCGTATCCGTCTAGCCACACATAATCAAGTTTATACATTTAAGCTCCTACATTCCAAAAAAGTGCTCCGGGTGAAGCATGTTGTTTTATATATTCCCACGCCTTTGCATCATACGTGATTGCAGAGGGAAACGGGGGTATTACCTTTGCGGGTTTGTTGAAGGGGATGTTACATTCGTAGATTTTGGCTCTTCCGTAGTCTCCTTTGTGTCCAACAGTAACGCAATGGAAGTCCGCATCTGGCCATGCGAGTTGTAGACCTCGGGTGAGAGTCCCACTGGACCCAACACTCCATACTTCGTTAGGTCGAACATCGATTGATAAAGCAACCCTAATAATAGAAGCGATAACAGTGTCATGGTGAAAACCAATAGGAAGTAGTTTACGAATCTTTGCATTTTTTCCAACATAATCTCTTGCTCTTTTCTCTGTCACTGACAGCATACCATTCGGAACCCATCTCATATCAGCACCTACCTTTAGTGCTTCTATTTGATAATCGTGCAACTTGTCCCATGCTCGTGCAGCCATAAAGATGACTGCTTTCTTACCATATTTGCGGCATAAGTACGAAAGAGAAATCTGTGCGTACCCAGTTGCGGGAGAACTCCCATATACCCATTCTTCTATCTCCGGTTGACTTTGTATTAAATAATCTGCAAATCGTATCTTTGATCCACCACCAAGAAGATCATCACGAACAACTTGTATTCCTTCGTGTTCTTCGATTACTGGTGAGGGAAGACTGTCTTCCCAGCCATCAATCAGTGACAAATATTTTTCGGCTGTATCATCAAAAAGTTGTATCATTTATTTTATTCTACTGAAATTATTTTTCTTTTCAAATACCATATAATTACTAAACTTATCTGCAAGAAGATCTGCTTTATGACTGATTACAAATATATTAGCATTAATTGAGAGATCGTCAAGTAATTTCATCAAATCATCTGTACCCATCGCATCAAGTGACGAATCAAAGACTTCATCTAAAATTAGTAGGTTGCAGCTTGCACTGTTCTTTAGCTTGGCAATCTCTCTCCATGATAGAATTAACGCAAGATCAATTCTAAGTTTTTCACCTTCACTGAAGCTCATGTAACTAAACGTGTCTCGGTGTCGGCTTTTGATTGTTTCATTGAACTCCTCATCAAGAGTAAAGTTGGCAAAGAAATTCATAGAAGACAGGTACTTGTTGATGAGTTTATTGATGATCGGTAAATAGTACTTGATGATCTTAGATTTAATTCCACCATCCTTTAATAGATCGTGCACAACATCATAATTGTACTTCTCATTGAGAACAGACTCTTTCTCATTCAGAGAAGTCTCTTTATCATTTCGGAAATCGTTTAGCTTATCATTCTGCTCTTCGATGTTTTCTTGATTGGTTTCAATCTCACGAATTTCTTGCTCAATGTACTGTATCTGTTCGTATAGAGATTTGACGAGACTCTGCTTTTCAGCAATACCCCGTTCCCTCCGAACAATACCCCGTTCTTTATCCTCTATCTGATTGATTCTATCAAGGGTCTCTTTAATTAAAGACTCTGTACCAACAAGTCGCTCTTCGATGTTTAGTTTTTCTGATTCTTTCTCAGTCGTAATGGAGTTTCTAAAATCATCATTGATATTCTGTTTGCAGCTAGGACATGTATCGTTCGATGTATAGAATGTAATATCCTTCACCAATCTTTTTAGATCAGACTCTAGAGAATTTTCAGCCTTTTCAATTCCCTTAAGGCTAGTTACAAACTGAGATTTATCAGGTAGCTTGTTTTTGATATCTTCAATCTCACTAGTAACATCAGAAATTTTACTCTGTGTATCTTTACCTTCGTCTATAAGTGAATTCAACTTATCTTTGTTTTTCTCTAGTCGTTCCTGACTTCGTGTTTTAAGAGTGTTGACATGACCTTCCTGCAATTGAATCTTTTCATTTGCAATATCAATTTTACCTTGACAAATATTCAATGACTCTTTGAGTTCAGATATCTTGGTCTTGAGTAATGAGTTCATGACACTAAAGATTTTAATATCAAGAATATCTTCAATAACTTCACGTCGATCAGTTGTGCTCAGTTGCATAAAAGGAATAAACGAAGAAGAACCCAAGATAACAATCTGAGTGAATGACTTATAGTTCATTCTTAAAATTTGTTCTTCGAGTAGTTTCTGGTAATCTTTAGCTTTTGCGGGTTGTGGGAGTAAATCACCATCTTTATAGATCTCAAAGACCTTCGGACTAATACCACGGATAACTTTGTAATTATGTTTAGGTGTGCTGAAATATACCTCGGTAACACAGTCTTTTTGATTAACACTATTTACAAGCTGTGGTACATTAACCTTCCGGAAAGGCTTACCAAACAAAGCAAATGTGATAGCGTCAAGCAGAGCAAACGATTTACCATGACCATTTCTACCAGAAACAAGTACAGTATTATACTTACCCAATTCAAGCTCTGTAAAGGTATTACCAAACGAACCAAAGTTTTTAAAACGAACCTTATCAAAAGTTAACATATTATTCCCAGTTACTAAGACCTTCGAGATACAGGTCACGAATTATTTTCTTAATTTGATCCTTGTCCTTTATCTCTGAGTCTGTATCAATTTCATCATTAATAATCGATAGAGTATCTTTAGCCATGTCTATCGATGTCTCTTCAATTTCGAAATCACTCATGTCTTCGACAACAGTTATGTCAATGACTTTATGTTTGTACAAGGTATCGAGAAAAGCATCAAACAATTTTCTCTTTGTCTTGTTCTTTATGATTATCTTGACGTAGCAGTCTTTATAAAAACTGAAATCAAGTTCAACTAACGCATCAGGATTCGTGTCATCATAATCAATGTGATGGAACTTACGGCGTTTGTTTTCTACGAATTCTAGCTCTCGTGTTTCTGTATCGAGAACATGAAATCCTTTCTTGTCTTTCAGATCACTAAATGTTATCTGGTATTGAGTGCCTAAGTATCGTACATTGTTTTTACTGCTCTTGCTATGAAAGTGTCCAGACATCACAGTCTCGAACCTCTGAAGTAGTTTGTCAGACATTCCATGCTGGAACTTCACTCCGCGCATAATCTCATAACCATTTAGTTCAAAGTGACCACCAATAATTGGACACGGACAAGTACGAAGAAACTCTTCACACTCATCTCGGTTTTCATCTGCAATCCATGGAACTAGACCAACGCAGAGAGAACCAAAGTTAACTGCCGTTGGTTCTTCATACAAGTGAAAGTAATCGTTTCTGTCAACAAAGAGTTCCTTTATAGAATTTACTTCATTGGTGTTCTTGTAGAAAGTATCGTGGTTTCCTACAATACAATGTACGTGAATTTTATTCTCGTCAAATTTCTGAAAGAATCGTTTCCTGACTTCGTGTAGTGTATTGAAGTTGACGTACTTACGACGATCCATCAGATCACCTAGATGGAGAACCTGATCAATATTATTTTCTTCGCAGTATGGAAAAAACTGATCCTCGAAAAATTCTAAAAAATGGTCCAGAAAAATAGAGGAGTCGTTTCTTGCACCAAAGTGCGTATCATTGATGACAGCTACTTTCATTCAAATAGTTTTCCGTCTGATTCTTTCTTTGCTTTCTTTTTAGGCTGCATTCTTTTTACATCATCATCAGAAAGATTAAAATGTTCTTTCATGGCATCTTTCATTGAATCACGATCAAAGTAATTCTCTTTGTACCATGTACTCATCGTACCATCATCTTTCATTTCAGCTAGTTTAAACTTGATGAAATTCTGCTTCTTCTCTTTTTCTATTCTACGAAGAAAAGCGTAATAAATTATCTGTGTAAAATATGAGAAAGGATTCTTAGACTTTTCTGGATTAAAATTGTGGGCATACATCACACAATTCTCAATCGAGTCGTTAATCATCTCATCCTTGTAAGGATAATTTGTAAAGTTTGGTTTCTGTGCTAAATGTTCTGCAATGTCTATAAAGCATTTCCCAATATAATTTGATATTGGTGCCTTAGGTTCTCCTGCATTTTCAGCTTCAATTAGAGCTTCTTTCCATTCACACATATGCTTGAAAAATTCTTTGTTATCAATATAGTGATTCTTTTTAGCCATGTAATCTGCTTTCTTTACATAATAATACACTCATAAAAAATAATTACAAGTTTTTTATTGACAAATTCTCTACACCGTTTACAATCCCCTGTGTAAGGGGTGAAAAGGAATACTCTAGAGTTACTTAAAGAGATTCATTTCCATATTCATCTGACAGTGGATCTGGGTTCCAGTCAGTCCAGCGATTACCATAATCAGGATCTTCTGTTTCATCTCCAGTATATTTTTCTTCACTGATTTCTTCTTGTGTGCTGTGAAAATTCGAAAGCATTTCCTCGTCGTCAGGATGCATCATTCCCGGCATAATACCTTCCATATCATCCATATCAAAATAACCTTCATCGATTAACTCCTTAAGAAAATCAGGGGGTAATATCATATTCATAAAAATTGAATTCTTAGGAAAGCCAGGAGGAATCCCGGTGGGTGGTTTTATTTCTTTTGGTACTTCTGGATTATCATCAATTGATTCTTCTAGTTTCTTTAAATCATCTAAAATCTTTTCTAGTGAAATTTCATCTAGTTTATTGTTAGGATTTGTTTTAGTTATATCTTGTTTTTTGGCTTTAAGAAACTGCTTTTCAGATTTTAGTTTTCTCTCTGCATCGTAAAGTTTACTCACATCACTAGAAGGTGAATTCCACGTTACTATAAAATTCTCAGGAATCTTTACAGTATCTTTTTCGATATTTATAAGCCAATCTTTAAGAAAAGTTATTTCTTGTGTCTGGCCAAGTGGAGTACTTCTAAATTGTGTGGTAAAAACCATGGGATTTTCTAGGATAATCTTTTCTCCTTTTTTCCCTTTAATTTTAGCGATGATCTCTTCACCACTTTGTAATTTAAGAACACGGTAGGACGAACTCATATTGTCTCCTTAGATTTTCATCGAAATTAGCTTATAATCAAAATGTTCCTTAGTATATATTTTGATTCTAGCATCAAGATGTCGCATAGTGTGATTTCTGTATTTTTTATGAGATAAATTATCTGCTAGGTCATATAGCTTCATGCTGTCCTTGCTCTCAGAGCGTCTCAGACCTCTTCCTATGGACTGCAAGACACGGATGACAGATTTGGACGGGGATGTAAAAATAATATTGTGAATGTTTTTGATATTGATTCCTGTAGAGCATGTACCGTAGGAGGCGACCAGAATAGCGTCTTTTTCTTTATCGACAATCTGTCTGATTTCCTCCCTCTGCTGGACATCTGTACCACCATAAATCATGAACACCTTCTTATCAGGGCACATTTCAGTAATAAGTTTATATAATGGTTTGCCGTGTAAGTCAACATAATTGAATAGTACGAGGGTGTTTCCCTTCACGGACTTTGCGAGCTTTGATATGAACTTATTTCTTCTTTCGTGTGCGACTATCCATTTCAACTCATCAATGTATTTTGCTCGTTTGATCTGTTCAATTTCTTCTGGCTTATATTCTAGAACAAGGCAATCAATTGACAGATTTGATAATACTTCCTTTTCCATGAGATTCTTCGTGGTCGTTACTTTATGTACTCTACCGAAAAGTCCTTCGATTACAAGCTTATGTACCTGTGTCCCATCGAGCGTTCCGGTGGTTCCGATACGGAAATCTGCGTTTATCATTTTGGACATAAGTGAGGTCAGAGACTTTGCTTTGAATAAGTGACATTCATCACCAACCACCATCTTATACTGCTCAAAGTATTCTGTGGGCATTTTATAGATGCTCTGCCAAGTGGATATCACGACCTGCTTAGGTGTGGTCTTATCCTGACCCGAGAAAATTGTGTGGCAGTTCTTTTCGACTTTCCATTCCTTACCAGCATAGTCACGGAAATCGTTATACATTTGTGAGACCAGACCAGTGGTTGGTACTACGATTAAAATCTTTTCATCATCTTGTATTTGATCGAGGTAGTAGCGAACCAGGCAGTAGATTATTAAAGATTTACCACTTCCTGTTGGGGATAGCAGAAGAGATCTTTGTGTCTTGATTGCATGTTTTATTGCAGAAATCTGGTAATCGTATGGAGTTATTTTTAGATTGAGCGATGCTATGAACTGCTCGACTTCATCTGAATCAAGTTCTACAGTGTTATCGAAATCTTGTTCGATTGTGTAGTTCCTGTCTTTCGCGAACTGTATGAGATAGTCCATCAGACCGATATAGAGTCTACGTGAATACAGGTTAAACAGGCGGATCATACCATCCCATTTTTTATTCTTATATGCTGGAGTAAATTGATAGTTCGGTACTTCGAAGGTGAAGAACTGGTTGAGTTCTTTTGCGATCGAGTCGTCACAGTCAATTTTCATATTGACGGAATCTAACTTATGTACATCTATGTGAGTCACACATTATTTATGCCCCCTGTGTGAACTTGATCCAGTCGAGTGCGGCTCTAATATTCCACTGCCGGTTGGATATCATTTTTACAACACTCTCCAGATAGCTAACAACTTCTTGCTGTAGTGTAATCTTTGCACCTAGCTTGATCATTTCTTCATCAGATTCAACGAAGCGATCCACTTCGGTCTTGAGAATTACTAGATCAAATGGTTCCCAACCGAATCTGTCAAGATCTTCTTGGGACATTTTACCTGTGTAGTATAGCCATTTGTTACGTCTCTTGACTTTCTTCTCAGACAACACATGTTCCAACTTTAGCTTTTCTTTGCTATAGAGGATTAGGTACTTATTATGAATTTGTGGGGTTCTGAGTGACTCGGTATCGAGTTCTGTTTTGTCAATCTCTAAGTCTACATTCACCATCTCATAAAGTTCATTAAGTATCATTCATTCCTCATTCTATTGAATATGAAGTATAAGAAAATGTGGCTGTAGCAATCACAGGTTCTGTATCAACAACCACCGAGGAAAATTGAATTCCACTGATCCCCACAGGGAACATGTCCTTGAACACAATTTTCCTTATCTGATTATACGATCCATCCATGATTTGTAAAGTCGCATCTTTGAAAATATTACTGTGACCGTTCCACTCACCCGGAACATCTTCTGCCGTACTACAGGTTCTCATCCAGTTGTAAACTTCTAGCCAGTTTTTCATTTGTTCATCTACGAGGAATGAGATTGACATATTCTCATAGAAATATCGTCCAACTGGTATTCTAATAGGAACACCTAATTGTGCAACAGGCAATTCAAGTGGTGATATTGTGAATGATGGTAGATTTACAGATTGTGCAAAGTACTCTACATTAGGAATTTCCGGAAATTCCAACTTGAAAAAATTTGTTGCTAGGTAGTTATTTGTTGGTGGTTGTGACATACTAAAAGTATTTATAAAAAAACAACGAGGGTCCGAAGACCCTCGCTGCTATAATTATTATTCTAATATCAAGATCAAACAGGTGAGTTACCGTGAAGGTTCTTGATTGCGAAGAGACGGTAGTACTGGTTACCACCGGCGGTTGCGTTGAATACGTCACCAGATCCATCGTTACGAGCGAATGGGTTGTTGACCATTCCGTAACGAGTCTTGAACCCGATACGAGGCTGGAAGCTGTCCTGACCAACCGCACGCACCATCTGGAGGGGAACGTAGGGGCAGTAGAATAGACCAGCGTCATAGGGACTAGTTCCCTTGTAACCAATACAAGCGAAATCAGTGCCAGTAGTGCTTGAGTAGGGATCAATGTAGACTCTCATCTTACCATTGAGAACACCAGCGAAGGTGTTACCAGTGTCATCAACTTCCAATTGGTTGTTGATTGCAGGTGAGATGTTAAGGAAGCCACCCATTGCGAGAGCACTTGCGACATCTGACGAGCAGATGAGGAAGTTACCCTTACCACGGCGAGTTTCCTTAGCGATGGTGTTGGCTTCACGTTCGATCTGGAACATGAGACCACGGAAGCGTTCTGCGCTCCAACGACCATCAGAGTCAGCGTTGAGGTCATAAAGACCACCGATTGCAGCACCCGAAGCCCTACCTGAAAGGTCGGTCTGTTGAGCACCTAGCTGCGCGTTGTAGTAGATGGTACGAACAAGTTCTCGGTTGATTTCAGCGAGAATTTCAGTGCTAAGAATGTTAGCAAGTTCGGTCTCAGCATCAAGTCCGTGAACAGCCTTGAGATCCTGAGCAAGCTCAGTGGTGTACTCAGCCTTGAGCGCACGGCTACGAGCAGAGACAGCAACACGATCAATGTTGAATGCCATCTGAGCGAATGCACCGTCAACGTTAGAACCGAGCTTTTCGGCAGTACCGGTAAGCATTCCACGGAATGCCGTAGCGAATACACTACCAGCAACAGCTTGACGGGGGTCAGTTCCACCGTAAGTACCACCAGCGGGCGAACCAGCAGTGACACCAGTTGGGTTTACACCACCGGTAGCACTGAATGCTGCAACACCGTTGACCTGCGAAACAGGACCGGAGTTACCAGAGAACTTAGCGTTAGCTTCTTGGAAGAGAGCTTCGGGGGACGAAGCAACTGAACCAGCACCAGCAGCAGCCTGAGCACCGTAACGGGCACGCATCGCAAAGATGAGACCGGTAGGAGCACTCATGGGCTGAACACCAGCAATGTCGTAAGCCATTAGGTTTGGCATAGCACGACGGACGAGGCTAATAAGGACGGGATCATAACCAGCAAGAGCGCCGACGCCACCTGCTGTGATCTGAGGATCAGAGAAGTTACCACCCATTGCGTTGGCTGGTCCAGCTTCCTGAATGTACTGCTCACGAAGAGCTTTTTCTTGGTTTTCTAGAAGGACCGAAGTTACCTTCTTCTTATATGAATCTTCGATTCGAGGGAGTGCATCATGCTCAAGTAGGGGTTCCCACTTTTCGCAGAGAGCATCCATTGGGGCTTGGTTGTTAAAATCCATTTTTAGATTTCTCCTGTTAGGGTTATTGTTTTACGTAAAAAATATTTAATTAGTGCTTTCTCATATGGAAACCAAGGGTATCAACGTATTGATCCATTGCACTTCCATTTGAGATTTTCTGGTTGGTTGTTTCTTCAATAAGATCAACTGGTGTAGCTACTGGAGTGGTGTGCTCGAAGTATGCCTCATGTAGTTGTGATAACTTATTGTTGAAACTCTGGGGATCTTCGAAAGAAATTGCTTCTGCAAGAGCACCAAACTTCTCAACCTCAGTGTCAGCAAGACCCTGAGTATAGTGTGCGAAAAGCTGAGCCTTTGTAGTGTCATTTAGCTGTGAATTAAGATTAACATTTGTTGCAATCTCCTCGTTGAGATCTTTCTGAAGCTGTTCGTTTGACTCGAATAGTTCATCAAGAACATCATATCGTTCGTCGGGAACGTTGATGTAGTGAGCTTCAAAGAGACCCTTAAGACCAGTGATGAAGGATTCGGCAACATCAGTCTTGATTCCACGCTCAAGAGCGAGTTCATTCTTATTAATCCACTCTTCAACTACGTAAGTAAGATAGTCATCAAGTTTTTCTGCAAGATTACCAACAACTTCTTCTAGTTGTTCACTGAGAACGGTTCTATAAGACTCATCTAGTTGAGTCGCAAGATCGTTGATCTTACTGTTTACTGCGGCTTCGAATACGGTTCCTGCGCGGGACATAAAATCTTCCGAAAGATCTTGACCGTCAAACATGACTCCAAGATGTTCCGCAACTTCTTCTGCACCCATCTGGGGAACATAAACAGTTGCGGGATTGTAAGCAAGACCCTTAGCAGCAATACTTGCTTGGTTTGCCTGTGCAATCCCATCAGGGATTACTGAATTATCAGCAAACTGCTGACCCTTACCGGATGCGTCATATGAACCTCGACCCGAGGTGTCGTAGTCTGCCGAACCAGTATTATTCGAAGATGTGTCTGCACTTGCAGTCATTTCTTCTTCTTCCTCGTATCGTGTATCTTCCATTGAAAGCTCCTTTAGCCTATTCTTGATATTTATAAAAGTTTAAAGTTTAGATAGGAAATGCTTGAAAGCATTCAAGGCTGTTTCCTGTAAGTTTTTACTAGACGCTTGTTTGATCTGTTTTTCATAATGTGCAATCTGTTGTTCACGGAGTAAACCATTGTCCCATATCCATTCTTTACCTTCTAAAATGCCATTTACAAAGGCATCTGGTGCAGATGGATCCGCTACAATATCGACAGCAGATAGAACAAAGTCCTTCTGGACTTCATTGATTCCGCCTGAGTTCCTTTTTAGTGAACCCATACCACGAGAGGACACGCCTAGTTTGGCTCCTTCGTCGATGAGACTCTTGACGATTTTACCCATAGGAGTATCAAGAACTTTTGCCTTACCGACGAAGTTGTTTCCATCAGTATTGAGTTCCTTGATAATATGGGAAACCTTGTCAAGGTTTACAGTGGGGCCAGATGGGTGATTGAGTTCACCCATTGCACGGTTCTGATTAACATATTGTTCGCGATACGTATCCACTGCTGGATTGATGTGTCGTGTAGGATAAACTCTACCGTTTCGGTTCTTCTGCTCGGCTTGCATAAAGACACCTTCAATGTAGTAGTGCTTGGTGTCACCTTTTTTCTCTACGAGGCACTCAACGTCCTCTACCATTTCTGTTATTAGCTTCATGTCTTTATGCCTTTCTTTTGTTAGTGATCGTCGTGGTGACCTTCGGAAAGAATGGTCAAGTTATCAACAGAGACACCCTCTTCGATTCCATGTTCAAACTGAACATCATACCAAGCAACGTTTCCATTTTCGTCTGGGGTAGCGTGCTGTCCGAAGATTGGTGTTCCTTCGCCCCATTGCTCTGAGCAAACTTTCTTAGCGCAATTATGTTTAGTTTTCTTTTCTTTCTTTACACAATCACCCTTTTCC